CGGCCATTACGTTTCTACACTTCTGACTTATGGTGTAGAGGCGTGTTTGGCGCAAGGGAAAGAAGCATTATGGTAGTTTACGGCTCCTATGCCTATGTGTACACAAAAGGTGCTGATAAAACCGGTACTTATATACCTTTGACTTCCGGGACTTCCTCTGCTAACGAAACTTATTATACAGTTCCTTGCTATTCGCCAAGATACGATTATAACGGTGAAACTTCGGGTTTTCCAGTTGATACGGTTATATTTAGAATAACATCGAATGTAACCTACCGTTATCTTTTGAGTCTTGCCGTCACCCAAAGGATATTCGTGGTTAATGCAAATGACAATTATAATAATGTTCAGATATATGCGAATGGAACAAAGCAAACATTGAATGGCGGTTCCATGCACCATTGTATGCAGTTGGTGGATTTTATGTATCCGTCACCGAACTCTGACTGGTTGGGAAGAGGACTGATGTTCGGTGCTTCAAATGATAATGATTGGAAGTGATTATGAAAAGGATAAATTTTGAAAGAATTGAGATATTTGTTGATATTGATAAGACGAGATGTTCCGTTGAGAACTACAAGAAGGATTTTGCCAATATCATTTATCAACTTGGCAGGGGAATAGAGGCTCATGCCCTCGCATTTAAAATATTCAACTCCAATGGAGAAATTGAGTATAACGATGAAGAGTGTAATATGATTAAGGAATACGCAAGTTTATGTTCCCCAGCCTTTATTGATGCTATCAACAAATTACTATTGGAATAAAAATAATAAACGCAAACACAAAAGGATATGAACGACATTATTGAAACATTCATTCACGACCATTTGTTTTTACATTTGGTTTTGATAGCGGTAAGTATGACAGCTATCATAATCGCAATTGGGATAGATTTTATTTCGGGGATTCAGAAGGCCAAACAGCGTGGGGAACTTCGTACCTCGAAGAAGTACAAAATGACAGCGACAAAAGCGAAGAAATATTTTAATCCGTTTCTGACACTGGTTATGATTGACCTTATATGTTGCATCGTCATTCCATTTCCAGTATTCGCTATGTTATGGGCGGTTTATTGCGTTTTCTGTGAGTTCAAATCGGTACGTGAGAAATCATGGGAAAAGGCCGAGCTTCGGAAAGCGGAAAAGACCATGAGTATAATCATTGAGAATAAGGACGATATAGCACGACTGGCCGCACAAATATTGTTTGAAACACAAAAAGAAAAGGAGGATAAAAATGACACGGGGACTACGGAATAATAATCCGTTAAATATACGGAGAAATAATACGAAATGGCAGGGGTTGTCTGCAACACAGACAGATAAAAGTTTCTTTCAGTTTAAAACTATGGCATACGGTTATCGTGCTGCTTTTAAAACTCTTCAAACTTATATTCTTAATAAGTATGATACTGACAAAGACGGCACGGCCAATGAACTTGAAGATGTTATTATGCGATGGGCACCGCCATGTGAGAACAATACTGAAGTGTATATTGCCACAGTCGAAAAGCGTTCAGGCATATCTCGTCATACAATTCTGAACAGAAACAACCGGGAACAACTTATTGCGGTGGTGGCTGCAATGAGTTATGTTGAGAATGGTGTTCCTGCAAACATGGATGAGGTAAGGAAAGGTTGGGAGTTGATATAGGAAACAAACATATAAACACATAGAAGATATGGCAAACTTGAATTTTACTCTTAAAGAAGAGGATTGGTACGAAAGCCAACCTATACAGTTATCTACTGGGAAATTTGCTATTAGCATCAATTTTGGAGATGCAGCAAACAACAGAGTTGTTGTGTACAAAAGTTCTAATGGAAAGGATTATGTACCTTACAAAACAGCACTTGGGGTTGGAGAGTTCTGTGATATGAATGTCGACGGGTTGATAGCCGGACAATATGTTATGGTAGGATGTAATGAACTTCCTATTTCATCTTCATTTTTGGAAAGTTCTGATGGTAGCAGCAGTGCGAGCAAATCGGATATTTTAGCAGAAAGCGGACGTGCTCAACTGGCAGAGTCCCAACTGGAACAGTCCATAAATGCGGTGAAGACCGCTTTGGATGAATTGGTTGGTACTGTTGATGCGACTACGGCCATTGACACCTTCAATGAAATTGAAACCTTCCTTGCAGGAGTAACCAATGAAAAAACTCTGACTGGAATGTTGGCTGTTACTGATGGAAAGGCCGTGACCGCACAAACAACGGCTGATGCTGCAAAAAGTACAGCTCAAACAGCTCTTAGCAAAGCCACTGCCAATGAAACAAAACTTAATACAATACCTGAAATGCCGGAGAATGACGGTAAGATATATGGTTTCTGTAATGGTGCATGGGTAGTTATTGCGGAAGTTGGTAAAAATGTATATACAGATTGATTATGAGATTGAAGATAGGTATAGGAGTAATCTTTGTGTTACTCCTTGCGGCAACCTTTTTGATGTACCGGTTGTGGCAGGAAGAGAAGAAGGAAAGTGCCCGACTTTCAGATAATATGAAAAGTCTCTGTACTGGGCTTGAAGAATATAAGATTAGGGATAGTCTAAATGTGGTTGAAAACCATGTTTTACGGCTTAACATAGAAGAATTGAAAGAGCTGCGGAGTGCGGATGCAAAACTAATAAAAGAATTGAATCTGCGTCCAAAAGAAGTCGAATATATCACAACCACAAAAGTTGTCACTAAAGACAGTATTGTATTTGTTCTGAAAGACAGCTGTTTCAATTATTCAGATAAATGGGTGGATTTTTATGCAAATATTCCTGACAGCACATTTACTTATGAAGTGAGAGACAGTCTTTCAAGTGCGATAAGCCGGATATATAAACACAGGTTCCTATGGTGGAGATGGGGGACAAAGGGGTATAAACAAACGATAGTCAATCATAACCCACGAAGCAAAATCGTTTATAATGAAATTGTAAAGGTGGAACATTAATTAATAAGAAGGGAGCCGAAATGCTCCCTTCTCCTTTTTCTTTAGAAAGGCAAATCGTCTTTTTGTTCCCCAAAATCCACTGGCGGTTGAGGTATGGCAGTTTGTACGGGTGCCGCGGTGGATGATGCCCCCTGATAATAAGTTTGGGGCTGTTGCGCTGCGGTAGGCTGTCCTGGATTACGGAGTGTTGCTTTCCAGCAAGTAATGGAGTTAAACCATTTTCCTTGCCATTCATTCGCATTAATATCTATTTCAATATCAACGTCTTGCCCGACTGCTAATCCAAAATTCTGAATATTGCTATTCATTACTGAAAAAGCGACTTTTTTAGGGTATTGGCCGGGAATTTCCAAAACGAAATCTTGTCTTTGCCAGTTGTTACCATTTTTTGAGACACCCGATTGTATCGGTTGTGCCACAATAATTTTTCCTTCTAATTTCATTGTTCGCTTATAAATAGTTAAACACTATATGCCCGGCCTTTTCAAGTTTACGGGCATAATCTAACATTCTTTCTTTAGTGCTGAAACTTTCATCATTCCACCAAATGCCAAATCTTTTAATCTGACACTGATAGCGTTTGTCTCCTAATAGATTCTCGGATATTCCTATACGATATTTTGCCATTTTTATTCATCATCCCCAGCCGGATTTAACTTGTCTGACTCATTGATTGCGCGGCTGATAATATCACAATCAGTAAGTTTTCGTTGTATGATAGCCATCCCCCTTTTGCAATTATCACTTTGATTGAGGTCACAATACCCTCCCTTATATAAAATATCAGAAAGTTCGTCCAATACTTTAAGTGTGTCAGTGAGCCGGAGATATGTTATTCCGGTTACTTCTTTGTTGTATGGACGGACTTCTTCTATCCGTTTGTCAAGGGATAGACAAGCAAGCTCTGCCATACATCTTGTAAGTTCTACTTTGGCAAGTAAGGCACTGTTTTCAATCCGGCATTTGTCAAATTCCAGTTTAATGGAGTATTCCATTTTAAGCAGATCAGGTTGTACTTCATCTGCAATATACTGGTTAGCATCAGCCATGAAAAAAGCCCGGTGTCCAGCTATTTTATTGATTTTCTTTTCATATTGAAGCATCAACTGTTCCAGTTTATTTCCTTGCTGCTTTACGCGGAAACGACAAAGCCTTGATTTACGTAATTCACTTAACATTTCTACAATTAAGGAACAAACTATGTCATTGGTGAACAATATGTTATATATTGCTGCCAGTGTGATATTTTCAGCTTTTAACTTCTTGTCTTTTATATCACCTATTTTTCTTTCCATAAGTTCATGAAATCTTTATAGACACATGGTAGTGCAAAGATAAGGACAAACGTCTCAACAATCAACTTTATTAATTGTCCGGTTCCTATATCAATCCATTCTGTTTTTATTATAATTCATTTTGGCTTCAATGAGTGAATCAATGTCACATTTGAAATGATGTAGTGTACTTAGGGCAACAATGATTACATCTGCCAGTTCTTCTTCTACATCTAAATACTCTTTAATATGTGGAGATTTCTCACCCGTACACTCAAAGACTTCGGCAACTTCTTCAAGCAGATCGCGGTGAAGATTGTTGTTGCTATCATTGTCGGGATCAATCTTTCCACGTCTTACGGCACATTCATAAGCTTTCTGCGCGATCTCATTTAATTTTCCCATTATCAATATGTTTTATCCAGTTATTATCTTTCTCCAAAAACCATTGCCAGCCATTTTGGGGCTTGATTTTTCGTTTTATATACCGGCGAACTGTGGCATAATTCAGATTTAGCTTTTGGGCGGCTTGGGTTATTGAATCGAATCTATACCATTTGCCTTCGGGAGTGATTGCGATACACGCAAAGGCATGGGCGTTTCCATTAGACCAATATCTATGTCCTTTCAAAGCCTCGCTGTGTCTTTTTCTTATTTCAACAGCTCTCTCTTTGCCATAGTATTCTTCATAGGTTTTTCCTCTTCATCCGTGGTGATAGCCTTTATTGAAAACATTATGTCCGTTGACAACCCGTGTGACCGGTATTTCAGGGTCTAATCTTAATTCCATATTATTCCTTATTTTTGTAATTATCTCTTCTCATTTGGTGATAGCGATAGTACATGGATAAGTCGAGTTTACGAATGAAATTATCATCCGCTTTCATGTCAGAAACTTTTTGGGCAGGCTTGACTACCTCAAAGAAAATTCTCTTTACCGCATACCTTCCCTTTTCAAGAGAATAACATTGCACTGATCCTTCATAAGCATAAATAAGCCCGGCAAAATCAGGGACTTCATCGGGCTTTATCAAACTTTTTGGTACTATATAATAAAAATAATTGGTACGTTGGCCGGAAGTGACAACATCAAACTTGTTCTTGCCATATTTATCACTTTTCTTTTTATCCTTATGGAAATCACATCTGCTTACTTTTACTTCATATTCATAAGTCAGGCGTGACCGGGTAACTTCCAATAAGTCAGCTTCCCATTTCCCGACAAAAATATTGGGAAAGATGCGGTTTCCTTTTTTATCACGAAAAACATGATCGCAAAAGCCTTGTATAATATCAAGTGTTTTCATTTGATCTTTCCATGTTCCTTATCCAGTTCATACTCAAAAAATCCTTTTGCCTTATCATAAAGTCCGTCCTTTATATCAGAGAAATACATAGCGGCATTAAAGGCTTTCAATGCTGCCACACGAGCTTTCTTCTTATAATAGTCTGCCCGTTTGATCGTATTTTCTTCTTTTCTACGTTCTTGCTGTTCCAAATATCGGTCAACCGCTTCTCGTCCCCAACGGAACATGTCTTCTTTGTCGGCAAAGGTGGCAGATTCTTCACGGATCAGCCTTTTCTCCGAGGAAATGACATAAGCTGATATTCCTTTGTATCTACGAATGGAAACGGCTATGTCGAAACCTTTATAATTTTGCTGTTCAACATAGCCGCCAAGAGTATATGGGAAGTCTGTCTTTTCTATCATACAGCTTTGATATTGATTAGTGGCACAATTGTATCAATAATTTCTACCGTAGGTTCTATAAGCTCTTTTATTTCCTGAACATTTTTGTATGCCATAGGACTTTCATCCAATGTCCCTTCACATACGGAAGTGGAATACACTTTGCTCATTTGGGTTTTGAATGCGTCCATTGATAATCTTTCTTTAGCTTCGGAACGGGAGTATAAGCGTCCTGCACCATGTGGTGCAGAATAGTTCCAGTCTTTGTTTCCCTTACCACGACAAAGAAGAATACCGTCTGCCATATTCATAGGAATCACAACGTAATCATTGGCGTATGCGGCAATAGCCCCTTTACGGATTATCATATCATCAAAGCTGATATAGTTATGGACTGTCTCAACGGATATTGTAGCGTTCCAGCTCAAAGTTCTGATTATACGCTGTATAATCAACTTGCGGTTGAATGCGGCATATCCTTGTGCGATCACCATGTCACATAAATAGTGGAGCATTGCTTCATTTGTGAGATACCCGGAATATTCGGCAAATTTTTCCTTCAAACGTAGTATTTCAGTTTGCATGAATTGTGGCTCAACAGTGGACTTCAAGCGTTGAATTTCATTAGAAAAAGCCTTTTTATCAAATTTTGCTATTTCTGCATGGTATTTACAGACCTTCACACCAAAGTTGCGCGATCCGGTATGTATTGTAAGAAATATATTATTGGTTGACTCGGCACGCCCCAGTTCTATAAAGTGGTTTCCACCTCCCAATGTACCTAAAGAGTTGTAGAATGTGCCTTCATTTATCCCCACCTTCTTACAAAGTTGTGATACATATTCTTCATTAATAACTGGTTTGGTTAGTTGGTATTTAGAGCAGAACTGATCCATTCTGATAGATAAGAAGGTAAACAAATCTTCCTTTTCTTGTTTGGATAAGGGTTGTTGGTTAATCTCAAATCCCATAGGTATGATGGAACGGATTGCATGATTAATGTCCGGGAAAGACTCTTCTGTTATTGCATTTTCAATTTCTACACACAACATTCCACAACCAATATCCACTCCGATATGATTGGGGTTGACACGATCTGTAACTGGCATGGTGAATCCAATCACTATATCTACTCCCTGATGGGTATCAGGCATAATACGAACCGGAACACCAGTCGTAACCGGATTGTTCAAAATGTTTTGTATCGTTCCAATAGCTTCATTTTCTATTGCATTTGTAAATATTTTACAATCTTTGCCGAATTTTCCTTGTAATTCAATCATAATCAAATCTTTTCGTTAAGTTTTTCAAGAAGTTCATTCGCACAGTTCTTTGCGTATTCTTCATCTTCATCATGAAAGGACTTGACTGTTATCCAAATCCCTGCAAATTTAACTTGTACTTTGTAATCAAGAAGGAGGTATTTCTCTCTGTTTCCGCTGCAATTATCTTCTACGAAGGTAGTCGTTTTATTGATTCTGTACTGTTTCATCATTATTTATTTCTTTAGAGTAGCAATTTCTATCAAGTATCTTAATGCACTGTTTAATTCCAGTATCAAATCCTTCTTTATAGCCTTTGGTATGCTCACCTAAAACATATATAGTCATTGACAGCCAAAATAGAAGTATGCCAACGGATTTATACCAGCATGGTAAAGATACAGAAAAGGGTTTTAAGGTGATAGAGAAATCACCGATCCACAGAAGACCGGCAATGAGCATGAGTAAATATAAGACTTTCATCATTTATCATTGTTAAGTTCAACATATTTGCCTTGTAAAGAGCAGTTCCTTAAAATTTCGGCATTTTCCCGGCCAAATGCAATAAGAACACTACCGCAACCGGGGCTGTCCCCACGTGTTCCATCGGGACGGAAGAATTTTATTCGATTCCTCAAAAACATCATACCGGTTGCTTTCGTGAAGATGATGTCTTGAAACTTATTGCTGTCACACCGGTTAAAAAGTAGTGCTATACCGTTGCCGTGTTCTGCCAATTTCTCTACAAACTGCCATATAAGCGGTTTGGAGTACGGAGGGTTAAGCCAAATTCGCCCCCCCAATTTTGTATAAGACCATTGTCCTGCTTGTTGTACATGATTTTTGCGGTAGGCCAAAGAGGGTGCATGGGAGCACATGGATCAAGGTCAAATTCACCTAATGCTTCAATGATTTCTCGTGGTGTGTACCATTCATCGGAAGCGTTTGCAGATCGTTCAAAAGATGTATTCATGTATTACTTACATTTAGGATTTTACGAATTTCTATATGATCGCAATTTTCATCAGCCTTTTTCAGAATATAAGCAATTTCTTCTTCCTTACTCATGTTCTGTGGACGTTTCGTTGCTTCTGCTCTCAATTCAGAAATAATTTTATCTACTTCGGGATTAGGAGTTTCATATAATTTTTTAAATTCAGCGGCTCTACGTTTAATAAGTCGCTCTGTCTTTTTGTTTAATTTCATCTCACAATATTTTAAAGTATTCCTTACATAAAAAACCTTTTCTTGGTGAAAAGTCTTTGAAGTCGCAACTCATGTATATTTCCTTCCTATCAGCCCAATGTGCCATGTCTTTCTGCCACTGTGGAATAATTTGGTGTGGATTGTTCAGATCACGAAAGGGTTGACAATGTGGAAGAAAACGGCGGCTTTTAGATTTCCAGTAGTTGACGCGCGCAAACGATTCTTCAAAGTCCATAAGCAGCTATTCTGCTACTTCCTGAACCTAAATGACTATCAAAAATTTTGTCTCCCTCTTTGGCGTTTTTTCTTCAATCTGTCCCGGTGTATCGCATCCAAAGCGAATACGTTTAATCCATTTTACTTTTGCAAGTAGCCGAGCGATTTCATCCGTGATTAAACGAGCATCCAGTCCTTGATTAAAATCCACTTTGATACCCAGTTTGATGATTTTCTCTATTTGCTGCAAGCCATAGTTTGAGGCCAGTATATTATTATCCATAAGGATAGCTTTCTTCCGTCCGGCTGTTATTTCCTCAATATCCATATAAGGTGAGATTTTTCCTTCTTTTTTAGGAACAACCCACCATTTACACCGATTGGGACACCCACGTGTCAGAAACCCATAGGACAAATTGGAGTCAATATTGTAGATCGAGTAATCAGGTTGAAGACGATCAACCTCAATTGGAAGAACTTTTTCAATATCATATCCAGTACCACCTTTTTCTATTTGGTTAGCATTGATATAATAGTTATAGTCGGGTGTGAAAGTGAAAACTTTAGCTGCATATACTTTATCATATTTACATAGTGGATTATACCATTCCACTTGATCGCCTCTTGCTTTGTGGTAAGCACTGATCTTCATAAGTGCTAAATTGGGGAAATTGCTATCAACGGCTAAAATTCCAATATTCATTATTCTTCAAATTTAGGTTTTGGCATCCATGCTATCGGTTCCCATGACGGAGGTATGCTGCTCATTGAAGAGTAAATTGGGTTACCTTTGTACGTGTCATAGATATAACCATCCATGCAGAACCATACATTGTTGCTATATGTGCCGTTAAAAATCGCACCATGTTTACATAGAATGATGATGTCTTCATTTTCATCCGGCAACTGTCCCTTCACGCTTATCCAAGGTGATTGCTTTGACTGCCAGTCAGCACCTTTTATAAATGCAGATTCTGCAATTTCATCATGAGATAAATATGTAAAATCATCAAGTGACGTGTGTGTGCCATAAGTAGTTAATGTTTCGGCACTTGTCATCCTTGCTTCCTTTGCCGCTTCTTCTACTGTCTGTTTCATATCTATTTATCAAATAAATTAGTTTGAACCAACGTTCCTCTCTCTGTTTTTATCTCCCCAAAACATTCCCGGTGAAAACGTTCTTCTTGTGCTTCAAAGTATTCTTCATCTATTTCAGTTGCATAGAAATCGAATCCAAGTCCATAAGCAGCTATTCTGCTACTTCCTGAACCTAAATGACTATCAAAAATTTTGTCTCCCTCTTTGGCGTTTTTTCTTAATATTTCAGCATATAATTTCACTGGCTTCTGACAACGATGGATATTTCCACCTCGTTCTCCAATTGTACACCGGTTTAGAGTTATGATCCGAAGAGCTTTGTCAAAACTACTCCATGCCAATTCTCCGTCAGACATTGTTAGTCCATGTTGCCCCTTATCCCAGACGATCCAACCCATTTTAGGAGGCAGATGTTGAGTAAAATAGTTGCCACCGAAAATTATTTGATTCTTACTCACTCTAAATAACTCCTGAAAATATCTTTTGCCAGGTGGTTTCTTGTCCCAATCCTTGCGTTTATACTGCTTAAAGCCTAAATGCTTCGGCATCCCACCCTTGTGCATTATGTCTATGCCATACTGGGGATCGACTATCGCTAAATCAAAGAACTTATCAGGAATCCCCTTCATGTATTCCATACAGTCCATGTTATATACTTCGCTTATCGGCATTATTTATATCCTTTTTATTCTTGTTTATAACTAAATATTGGCATTTTTTTAGGCTTTGGGCACTCTTTTAGGTAGTTCCTATCAATCGTAAAAATATCCTGCAAAAGACTTTTCTTTAATGCTTTCTTTTGCTTTCGAGGAAGTCTTATCAATGTTTTGTATTCGTAAATACCGCCTACAATATGCCATAGTCTGAAATTTATTTTTAATCCTTCATACATGATTTTGAATATATGGAAGTAATATAAAGATTTTTCTACTAATATTATTTTCTGATTTCTTCGGCTTTAACGTTATATCCAAGTCTTTTCAATCTATTATAATGGACTCCACATAAAAATAGAACATTGCCACTTGGGTATGTAACTTTGTATTTAGCAGTATTTTTACATGGAGTAAAATTGTGCCAGCCTCTTATTCTTGTTTTTCCTTTATCTACGTGCTCTTCACATTTCATAACTTAGTCGTTTGCTTTATAATTGTATAGAATGCGTCATACGGCAGACATTTAACAGCCGTATGACATACACTTATTTAACTATCATCCAATCGTTAGCAAGCATATCTGTCTGTGATGCAAGCCAACCATTTACAACGGTGCCATCGGCAGCTTTCATACATAAGTATGCAGTAAATTTGATTTTATCAATTTCCGAATCTCCATAATTGTTGGCTATCCATTTTTTGAATGATTCGGGAAGTGATTTAACATGATTAACAACCTTTTCCGTTGATAAACAATCTTCAGGACGCATGAATATGAACATACCCTTACCGTTCCATCCTTTACGAGTAACGAGATGCCCTCGTTTGAGAGATTCAAGTGCTTGCCCAAAGGTTCCCGTTTCTTCTCCAAGTAATTCACATTCCATTGCCCCTTGTCCGTAAATGGTTTCAATAGTTCCTTTGTAGCTTGCAAGTTCAGGGAACTCAGCTACAACCCTGCTGCATATTCGGCAGCCTTTTCGTCTAATGTCTTCATTCTAATAAATGTTTTTGAGTAAACATTGAATCTGCTTCTTGAAACTGTTTTGTGAAGCGGTTCTTTTTATAAACTCTTGGTGCAGTACATCCAGTTAACAAAACAAGGAGTGTAAAGATAAGTAGTATTTTCTTCATAATATTTTTATTTATTCGCATAGTCCATGAAACAGGCTCATGCAGGCATATCCACTTTCCGGCTCGAACATATCAGGGGTATGTTCTTTAACGTACTCCAAAACTTCCTCTACATAAGGATATTGTTTGTTTTTACAGAATCTTTGAGGTATGTATGATGGAGGAAAGAAGGAATGTCCCACGTTTTTCTCTGCTTGAATCAGACGTTGACACATTTCAGGATCATTTTTGGCTATAAGTTCAATTTCTTTATGCCGACACATGATACACGGGAAACATCCAACACGTGAGAATCCACGATAATACAATGGATTCGGTTTCTGCCCTGCATCCAGTATGCAATCTATAACTTGCTGTGCACTCCATTTGAAGATCGGTCTTAGAACAGAAGCGTCAAATTGGGAACACCATTCTTTGACATCCTTACTTCGGTAGTTTTCAGTTCTTCCTTTCTTATTAGGTTGAAAATACGATTTGAAGTACATACATTCCTCTTCCATTGCCGCACGTGCTGTACTTTCTCCGGCTCTGATACCTTGTATAATAATGCAGCTTTCTTTCAAAGAAAGTACATAATCAATCATTGGCTTCATTTTTAGTTCACTGGTACAAAACCGTGCATTCGTGGAAGGAAATCTTTTCTTGTGAACTGCCAAAGACACAAAATCGTATTTTGATTTGAGAGTTATAAGTCTTACTCCCATTTGCAGACAAACATCATTCACATGTTTATATGTGTCAGGGTGTTCCCAGCCGGTGTCACAAAACACAGCGATTAAATTCCCCCCCCCATATTGTTTGAAGGCTTGGATCAAACATGCTTGTGAATCCTTACCACCTGAAAAACTTACTAATATTTTCATTTTTATGTCATTTCAATTTTTACATATTCATTTTTATTAATCCCGGCACTACCTTTGGGAGAATACACTAATCGGCCTCCATTATCCAATATCTTTTGTACATCTTTCATAGCTTGGTGTGCTTGGGTATAGTCTTTGTATTCTTGGTGGCCTATTGGGTATTTACAATATCTTCTGCCACCGTCAGGCATGATGCTGATACCGAATACTGTTTCACGAGTTTTTCGGTTGAAATTCTGTTGAGTCCTTACTTTCATTTTTTTTGATACATTTTCCCAGTTTAAGTATAAATACACATTCGTTATCCGGTGCTCCCCAATTGGTGTTACCAACTCCGATGGTTATAGATTCAAGTTCAAAAAGCATTGTCCGTTTGGTGTAGCCAAAACGGAAGCAAACATGAGTGTATTCTTTGGGGTGAAAGCCGTTTCCACGTGTAATACAAGAAAAACAAATAGCTTTCTTACAATAGAAACCAGTCTTTTCATAGGAATTGCGACCTCCACATTTTGCTAATCTTCCGATCCAGTATTTCTTGATCTCTCTGTATTCTTCTTTCTTATTTCCGGATTCGATCATTTCATACCATTTTGCTTTTAATGGCAGGTCAAGGATTTTCATATTAACCATAGTCTAAAAGAGTTGCGGATTCTGTTTGTCGTGAAGGATTTTTTGAACACGTTCAATTTCTTCATCTACTTCACGCTCAATTTGTTTACTTATTCGTAAATCTATCTGTCTCTTATTTTTGAAATATTCTTTTTGGCAACGGCGCATTTCCACCACTTTGTCGAAAAATTCTTTTGGAGTCATAGATTTAAAAGGTATGGAAAAGGCCGCTTTGATGCGGCCTCCCCAGTGTGATTACTTTTTTCCAATCAGAAAGTCTTTCCACAATTCTTTGAATTGTTCTCCAAAGTAAATTGCGATTTCACTTGATTTTACAGCAAGGCGAGAGCCGAGATTCGCAGCCGAGTACGACCAACCGGTAGCCGAGTGCGCAAAAGCGAGGCCGCAACCCGCACCGTTACCCGCAGAACCGCCCCAAAGAACCAGCTGATTACGATCCTCTTCGTCCATTTCATCAATTTCTTTCTGATTATAAAGATAAAACCACGGCGTATAACGGTATTCATCTTTAGTAAATCGTGGAAAATCAGGATCGTTGTTCAATGCACGAGCAATTGTGCATAGTTTGATGTAGGCGAGGTGTGCAATATCAGCCACTTCTTCTTTGTGTCCGTCTTCATCCTCAACAAGTAGGCGAACAATAGGTTTTACACCTATTGCTTCACAAGCATCTTCGTAGGTTTTAATATTGTGATAATCTGTATAATCCGGCTTTTGCTTTCCGAATAGGGCTGTTAGAATACTAATTGCTTTAGGACAGTCGTTTGCTTCACTAAAAGCGGCTGTTACCTTTTCTTGTGTGATTTTAAGTTCTGACATAATGTAAATTATTTATTGTTAATACTATATCCGAATAATGCAAAATCTCCCCGGCACGGATCATCCGGGAAAATTGTTTTCATGTAATTGGTTACTTGTTGAACCATTTTCCAGTCCTCTGTTTTGCGTGTTGTTATCCCAAGCTGGTGTGCCATTTTTGCAACATGTGCATCCAATGGTATGTATAATTCTGTCGGGTGAATAATATTCCAAATACCTAAATCCACCGGCGATTTTCGTACTACCCACCGTAGAAACAGACAAATACGCTTGCATGGAGAATCACGCTCCAATTTTGGAATACCTTTTACGCCACCAAAATCTGTTTGTATTTCACGGATAACATTGTTGTAACCCTCATAAAATACTTCCAAATCATCCCATTCCTGATATATGTTGTACAACCGCTGGCAAATGCAGAAGAAGTCATGGTAGGTGAACATACGGTAGAAGGTATTTGTATTTTCTTTGTATTGTTCCCATACTTTGTTCATAATGAAGGCATAAGGAGAATTACCCATTAGATTATCCAAAATTTCTGCTTGCTGCATTATCAGTTTGCGATTCCCGAAAGCTATCCATGAAGTAAGAAAGGCACTGATTTCTATGTCCTTTTTATCATTGTACTTATGTGGAAAAAATATAGGATCATCTTTTATAAAATCAGGTGTTTCAAATTGTTTCGCCCAGTCAAGTAGTTTGTCTCTTAGTTCTTCCATAATATTCTTCTTTCCATTTTTTGAAAGCGGCTTCTTTATCATTTGATTTCATCCTTTGTATGAATGATTGATGGGATTCCAATAATTCTTTGGCCTCTTCATCTCCATTTTCCGATCTTTCAGTTAGATGTTTGATATATTCTCCGTAGAACATTCCAGTGCTGTTATTATTTTGTTCATGGGCTTCATTAATTGAAAGAGAAGAAACAATTTCATCACGCTGTGCATCGTATTCATTTAACCAGCCGAGAATGATATTACCGTCCAGTCTATCGTAAATCTTACCGGAAGCCATAGCATTACGGAAACACAATTTGATTTCCTCCAATTTGAGATAATAGAATCTGTCTATTATTAGATCAGCGGTAAGTGCCACTTGAACATCATTCATCGTTTTTCCAACATTGAAAAAAGACACAAGCTCGTTAATCGCAATTACCAGTATGGCTCTTGCGCCAGCCAATGTGATTTCTTTTCTTATAACGGAGAGTGGTAGGTTAGGAGTGTTGAGAACAGCTTCTTTAATCGAACTTACGTGCAATCCCTTGTAATACTCCGCTTGCAAGGTCAGCAAGTCTTTCAACGCTTTCTTTTCGGTTGCCGGGAGATTGCTGTTGACTTGAATTAAGTTGTTTCCCATACTTGTTAAAATCATTATTAGACCATCTGACTAAACGTTTGGAAACTTCAAATGTACGTTCCTTCTCAAAGCGCATTTTCCGTCCTCCGCATTCAGTCCAATACTCGAAAAAGTCCTTCAACATATCATCAGGATATTTCCCTCTATACATGAGGACTTCACTTCTGAATTTGTCTTTCCTTGCAGAAAGAGAATCCTTATTCATATTCATCTTATGGCCTAATCCGGCCATGAATGCTTGTTCCAATGTTGCATCAGGATGATCCCGACACCACTGGGTTGCTAATTCTTCTGATTTCATTTGATTTATAATTTAGATAACCAATATTTCCATATTCGTGAGGCTACGTGCGCCATCATAACGGGTGGTACACTCATTCCACAGATATAATGTGGGGATTGGTTGAGGAAATGATAATCTTGTGGAAATGTGGATATATTACATACTTCTGACCGTGATAAATATATAGGCTGCTTAAAAGGAATAATTGAGTCTGCATGAGTTGTTAGGGTGTAGCTTACTTTGTTCTCATATAGATATTGTTGATTAAAAAAGCCTCGTTTTCCAGTTTGTTTCTTATAGGCCTCTGCCAAAGCAATATCTCCTGCCACTCTCTGTTCAAATAACTTTCTCATTTTTACACCAATAGGCTTTCCCTTGTAATCCGCATATTCCCCATAATATATTTCCGATTCATTAAATTCCATGTCGATGTATGGCTCAACATTGAAGAGGTCTGAAACTTTTAGGAAATGGACTCCCAAATCATGCCTGATACATATAAAGAATACACGTTCTCTTTTTTGAGGTACTCCCATTTTAGAAGCATCAAGAAGAAAATGCTGACAATAATAACCAGCTTCCTCAAAGTCTTTGTATATACGTCTGACATAATCAATCGCATTCCCTAAAAGAAGTCCTTTCACATTTTCAGCAATAACGACTTTAGGTTTTAAGCGTTTGGCAAGTGCAATAAAATCAAAAAAGAGCGTGTCTAAAACTTGTGTCTTTTGACCTTCTTTGAATTTCTTTTCTTTACCCCACGCATCTTCACGTAATCCCGACATGCTAAATGTACTGCAAGGTGGTGATCCGTCCAATATATCTAAATGGTACAGTTCTTCGGGAAGATTATTCCTTTTCACTAAATCACGAATATCTTCCAAATAACTATACTGGGGATGATGGTTTGTTTCATAGCATTTCATCATTCGTGGATCAATCTCATTACAGCCAATAACATCGTAACCTGCTATTTTGTAACCCATAGTAGAGCCACCGCCACATGCAAAACAAGAAAATACCTTTCCTTTATCTTTAGTAAAAACAGCATCTTCTAAAGACCAGCGATAAGGATAGAGATGTTGTGTATGGGGGGGGTAATTACATCTTTCATCATTCCACCTCCCATAATTCAGCTACTCTTTTGAACTCTTCATCAGCCGGAACCGGGCAATCTTTGATCCATTGCATATCTTTTACTTTCCATAACGAAAGGTCTGTGTTGTCAGGAATATGCTTTTTAATATCAGGAAAAAGATTGAGCCGAAGAGATTTACTTTCCATAAGTTCATCTTTGTAATCCAACAAAAAATTATTGGCCTCCAATAAACTATGAACATCATTAACAGAATGTGGAGTGTAAACAACTCCATCGAAGTATCTGATATAATTGGGGAGCATATCAGCCAGTGCCGTATATAGAAATAATTTTCCTTTATTACCATAGGCCAATTTTTGAACGGTTTTGATACTTTCAGCCAAATTTGCCAGTTTTTCAGGAAACAAAAGTGGTTCTCCACCAGTTATCATGATCTCTTTGTAATTAAAGTGCTCAACAACTGGTAATTTTGAAAAATCCCATGAGTTGTTGCAACACATAGGACATTTGTTCGGACATTTGGTTGTAACCAATAGACGTAACTTTTCCATTTATAATGATATTGTTTGGGTGTATTTCAATTCTCCGGTATATCCACGTGCTTTCAATTCTGCGATAAGTTCCCGTGGAGAAAATTTTGCCAATTCAGGATTGGAATATATTTTCTTCAAATTCCCCCCCCCGGAGTTTTCTTACGGTTTCTGGCATAAACATTACCGCACTCTTTACAATATGTCTGCAATCCATCTTCGGTTGAAGCATTTTTCCAAAACTCACTGACCGGAAGTTCCCGGCCACATTTGCTACATTTTTTTAATTTTTCCATTATTCCTTTTCTTTAATTCTACCATATTCACATATTAGTAAGGCATCCGAAGTTGCCAATGTAACTTTTGCATACGGGAACAGCTGTTGGGCTTTCTTCTTTAAGATGTTTTTCCATTCTGTCTTACCCAATTTGTCTGTATTTCGTAATCCTATAGTTTTTTGCCAAGTTTGTGGAGATACTGTTACTGTCGGAATCCCACAAGCTATCAATCCCATAGTCAGCTGTCCGTAACCTTCTCCAAAAACAAAAGAGGCAGAAGCACTTTGTCCGGTCATGCCATTCACTCGTTCCAAATAACAAACGCTATTTTCTTTGTATATGGAGAGAAAATCTAATAAGTCTTTGGGAGTTGGTGGCATTTTGATACACTCCAATAATTTGTTATTCTCGGTGTCGTACACTACAATTCCACCGTTTTTGCCAACATCTATACCTATGATCCTTCGTTTCATAAATTATACTTTTTTGTTTATAAATCTTTTGAGCTTAATTACATCTTTCTTTCCAAGCCTTAGTGCTTCACTGGTCTTGATGTCAGAAGGTGAAGCTTTACAATTCTCGGTTATCCTTTCAAAATGTCGGATAAAGGATTTTAGGAAATAGTCGGGGATTTCAACTTTCATAATGATTGATTTATGTGGATAAGCCCGGACTCGAACCGGGAACTGTTGCAATCAGGATTTTCGTTTCTGCTTCCGTTTGTACGTATGTCAAGTGTTAATAGCATATTACCTGACTCGTGATGCTATTCGTGCATTTTTACCACAGAAACTAAGCGTCTTCCGATTTCGCCACTTATCCGTTTGCCTCTACAATAGAGGCATTTTACATGAACAAAAAGACTCTTTGTAGTATCTACCGCCGTGGAGCGTATGCAGCGTACTCGACTCGACTTGCAAAGAGAAGAAAAAAGGTGAGGCATGATAGTTCCCGGATAGGCGGTCAAGCCACACCGGGAGAAGCTGATTATTAATCGGGTTGATAATTATTATTTTAGGAATTTAGCAAAAGTCTTGATTGAGCCTTCATTATTACTTTTTAAAGAGGCCAATTCTGTATTTTTAGAAGTTAGTGTAGAAATAACAGATTTATTCTTTTCGATTTCTGCATCAATATCACTATTAAGTGTTTCCAAATCGGCTTTTGCTTGTGCAAATTGAGACAATATCGTATCTCTTCTTTGTTGAAATGTCAGCATATTATTTTGTCATTTTTAAAAATTCAGGAGCAATGCCATATAGAGGTGTCTTCCCGTCCCACTTGTCTATAAATTGTTTATATAAAATCTCACGGGTGAGTCCACGGGACGCAATTAAAGCTTGTTCTGTTTTTAGTTGCTCCAGTTCGTTTTGCTTCTTTTGTTCTTCAATCTTCTGATCAAGTACCGAAATATTAGTGTTTACCTCGTTACGGCTATCTATTTTATCGCGGACAGCTCTTGAAAATTCCAATTGTGCGGAGAAGGTCAATAACTGCAATCCCCGTTTCTCAAATTCTTTATCAACGATCTGTTCCAGTCTCTTTTCAAATACCAATGAACCACCGTCAGCCATCAGACTGTCTGTTTTATGTTTGCGACTTTCTTCTTTGATAAGATCATATATACGTGGCTCCAAAATATTATCTTCTAATGATTGCATAAAGCCATCTTTTCCCGATGGGGTGTCAGCCTTATCAATATGCTTGTTATCAAATACAATATCAATAGCCCTGTTTTTCATTACTTTATAAGAGTAAGTTGGCCGGGCTGTAAACTCTGTATTGTCGGCTGCTTTTAGTGTGACTGGATCAGAAAATTCTCCACGCTGATCGAATAGCGGAACTTGAAAAAGCTCTGTGCCTAATTCCCATGTAGATACCTTACCGGCAACGATTTTAAAATCTTCTTTCCCTTGTTTGCCGTAGTTCTCCATAAGGACACCGGCATAATTGGGAGCAACTCTTTCGCATGAAGCAAACAAAACAACGGCAAATAGTGCCACAATCAAAAAATCAATCTTTCTTTTCATTTTCTACTTTTTTAATGATATTATAAACTATAAATGCTACTGTCAGCATAATTATTGAAATTCCCAACCACGCATTTATGTGATTGAATACGCGGTTGCCAATGAAGAAAGCCGATACGACAAGTACCGGCTTCCAGTATTTCTTTACAGTCTTCATTGTTATTGTTCGATAATGGCAATATCCGGTGCCAATTTACGGATCAACAATAATTGCTCGTCAATGGCCTTGTTGCGTTCCTCTTCCACTATCACTTCTGCACCAGGGGAGCAAAGGGACAATCGAATATTACGCCCGTCCACATCTGCAATGATTTCCACTTCAATCTCTTCTGCAGGGCGACCTTTGAAAATCGGGACAATAAGATTGAATGAGGCCGGAAGATTGGAGTTGACAACTTGGCTGTAATTGTCAGTGCGACTACCGTTGTCTTGTCGGGAGTTTTCCACTTTTGAGTCAATGCTGGCTTTGAAGTTCTTCAAGACTGTTACCAGTTCCATGTTGTATTGTGCATCCTTGAAGAAGGCACGATTCATTTTGAAGAACTTTGAAAGCTGCACCGGTTCCCATGTCTTGCTTGTGTTAATACCAAATTCAAGAAACTTGGGATAGTATTTCAACTCACCTCTTACAGTAGCTTTATTCCTACTGTCAGTTTCATTGGTGACAAGTTTAAGTGTCATTTTCTCCCGATCAACAAGAATATAGCAACGTTTCTGATTGATCTGCTCTTTTTCAGAGATTCTTTTCAAGAGAAATTCATGAACACTTCCAATTGTTCCGGCTAATTCTACCTTATCAGGCTCCAGTACCGGTAACTCATTTTCTTCGTGAAGTTCAATAACTCTAAGGGTTGCTTCGGTCACACCCGGAGCAAAGTTCACTTGCATCTTTTCGTTTTCCATGTTGTTCTACAAATTTTTAGTTCTGTTTTTAAATGATTTGGCTGGTTTGAAGTGTGGAGTATAATGCTCCGCTATGACAATAGTCTCGTTTTTGTGTATGTTACGAGCAACTTTTCGTTTATAGTGTTTGGGTGACAGTGTACCAAAACCTCTGATATAAAGAGTTCTTCCATTAGCTACTGCATCCACGGTTTCCTTCAATGCTGCTTCTATAACTGTTCGGACTTCGCAAATAGCAATACCGGTTGATTCGGCTACTTGCTTGATAAGTTCTTCTTTTCTCATGGCTTATCCCTCCGTACCAGTAGATTCAATGTCCTCGAAGACCGTTTTTTGCATCTCTTGTGCCTCCATCGGACGTTCTTTAACCAAATCGCCATTACCATTGTAATATCCGGTGGTACGGGTGCTACGATCCATAAACTTAAAGCATTCATCCGTAATTTCCTCATAACCACGTTTTATATCGGTAAGCAACGTTTTTTTACGTTCCTTTTTAGGTTTCAGTTTGTCCTTGTATGCTTGCATGAAAGCTTTCTTTTCTTCTTCCAGTGCGGCCATGTCAAGGTCAATATTTGCCAACTCCGTTTTCCGTTCACCCATTTCTTCCTCGCTGAAAGGAGAAGTATAGGTAATTCTTTCAACTGCTGCGCAATTGTCTTCCAACATTTGTCTGCGAAGCAATGGATTCTTATCTTTAAATAGTTCTTTATCCATATCATAAAGGTTTTAAGCCATATCGGGCAGAACCGACAAATGGCTGTGGGTTAGTCCTTATGTTTGCTTTGTGTATATCATCTGTACGATGATTGAATAATCGGGGTAATCCCGTTATTTTGTCATATACAACCAGTTCAGACGATACATAACAAATAAAGCCTTTCAGTCGCTCTTTCAACCATGCGTTCTGATAGGCTCTGCGTTCACGATATTCTTGGTAGCTCATTCCCTTTGGGCGAGCTGTGAGAAGGGGAGTGTAATTTCTCGCCCCCCCGATTTAGATTTACTCTTTCCCATCAATCAAATTTTTATATTGTTCTTCTGAAACGAACTTGTCGCAGTTCCCATACCAAGTACCATCATTTATCTTGTATGGCCTGACTGTTTTATCCATTTCATTCATAACACCGACTACCGCATTTTCTTTGCTATTATCATCCCATACAATAACAACATCGCCGACAGTCGGGATATATTCAGGCTGTAACTTCTCAAAATTGAAGGAGTAATGTTTTTCTTCCTTCATGGCGGCAAGCATCTTTGCCTTTTCCTCTTCCGTAGCTTTACGGAATCCCTTCATGCCTCCGATACCAGCTTCGGGTGTGAGTCTTACAAAAACTCTGTCACCTTCATCATTGGAAGGAACATAGGCGACAAGGCCGAAAGGTACTTTAATTGCCGGTAAAAAAGAGAGTGGCCTTTCTTCTCTAATTTCAGAGAGAATCATCATGCTGCCCCTCC